CCTTGATTGTACATAGTAGGGTTATAAATCTGATTTCCTGAAGCATCAACACTGTATTGACCATAGTTTGGATCTGAAGGATTAACTGCTGATCCTGTATTTGGATCAATATAAATATTTTGCCCATCAGCCGTTCTACCAAATGTAACCATTCCAGATTGAACATCCCTTGAAGGACCATAATCTCCTTGAGGATTAGCTTGATTTTTAGCTACATCCGAATATGGATTAACTTCTGTTGGTGTCGTCATTTGTGCACCACCTTTACCTCCTCCTCCTGAACCTGCTCCGTATGTTGGACCAGGCAATCTATAATTTTGGTAATAACCAGCATAAGGTTGTTGAGGTGTCATTGGTGATCCGTACATCTGTTCTTGAGGACTGCCATAATAACTACTTTGGAAAGGAGCATAGCTTCCTGGTGGGGCAACTGGATTAGTTGTCGTTACATTAGGATAGCGACCCATAGGAGAGCCATCAGGATTCATTCCTTGCATAGTTGCATTAGGTGTATAAGGAGTAAAACCAGGACCAGTAATTGTAGGCGTAAAAGGAGCTTTATACCCAGGCATATTAGTCGTATCCCATTCAGGAGTTCTACCTCCACCCAAATCAATTCTTTTTGGTGTTTGTGTTTGTCCTGCTCCTACACTCATTTTTCTAACTCCTTATATAAATAACTCCATTCTTCTTTATAGCCATAATCTTTGCCTATTTTTTTCCATCCATGACGACCACAAATAGTTATGTGATCGCATTTTAATTCTTTAGCAAATAATTCAACTGAACCTATCATTTTTTTAAGTGTTGGTAATTCACCAGCACTTAAAAAAATATGTAAACTCTTTTTTTGTGGATATTGGACTAACTCAGTTATTAAAAAACTTGAGTTCTCTCCAGGCCAGAATTGTAGACTTTGATCTTCTACTGCGGAAACGACATCGCTATATGTATGAGTTCCCTTCGAATATTGTAACGCTTTTTCAATATTTTTTCGATAAGGACTCATAATAGAAGCTGCTGTATTTATCGCTATAACATTTTCCATTAGACGCTACTCGCAGATAAATTACCTGAATCATCAACAACTATTTTGTAACGAGTACCATTAGGTGATTCAATAATTAATCTTGCTGAACCAATTTCTACATCTGATAATCGTTTAAAATTTTGTTGATCAATTTTTTCTAGTATATTATTTTTTTCTGATTCATATACAGGATCATAATTACTTGGAGCATCAGGTAGTCTCATCGTTTACTACCTGCTTTAGCATTAAAACGCATAACACCTACTCTCCAATCAGTATCCTTACTTTGATCTATCCTTACTTCTACTTGCCTACCTTGTAATCTAACTGAAGTAGGATTGGCTAACGAATATGGTCCATGACTGGTTTCATCTCCATTAGGGTATAATTTGGTTTTAAAGGTTGCTGTCACATCCCCTTGTGTTTTCTCATCGGGGATTAATTCATCAACGGACATTAATCTGTCACCATTTCCGATCTGTAACGCCCCTGATTGGGCAAAAACAGGGTAACTATCATTTTCAATAATACCAACTTCATGTTCATAAACTTTAGAATCAGTACCGACCATGTTTGGATAAATGAAAGCACCAATGCCATGTGCCGCTGTTCTTGGCAATTCACCAATAGACCAATGCCCTTCTTTAATATTAAGACTGACATACCTGTCATTTTCAGTTGAGTTTGCAGACGGATAAAACCACCAAACTTCATCAAAGTGTTGGTTGTAAAAAGCATAGGTTTTTGATCTTTGACCTTGATTCATATCATTAAAGACATAATCAGAAACCTCACAAGGAATATCTTGTACTCGACCATTATAAAGATGGAAACCTTTTAAGCCCATCCAATAGGCGCTTCCATTTGCAACTACACAACTATTAGCTGAAATTGCACCACAACCAGTTCCTACTGATTGAAATCCGTACACTAGTGGCGGCCCGATATATCTACCAACATGAGCATCTACATCAGTTAAAAATAATGACTCACCTCTTAAACGATGTCCTGAGAGTAAACTGCCTGGTGTTGATAAAATAAAACTTCCAGCTTGATTACTTGATGAAGGTGTCCATGTCGTTTCTGCTTCTTGATCGGACCATTGTAATTTGTTTTTTATTCCACCTGGACCAAGAGCAAAAACAAATCTTTCTTCTGAAATAAAAACTGCCTGACAAGAAGTCGGAGCATTGGTAACGACTGCTGCTACTGTTGGAGTGCTACTGTCTAGTTGCCACTGATAAATTTTACCATCAGCAGTTGAACAACCAAGTAAATATTGTCCCCAAGTGTCTAAACTCCAAGTTGTAACTGGAGTATATGTGCCTGTGTCTGGACGCTCTACCCCATAATATGACAATCCCCAGGTAAGACCACCAAATCCTAAATTTGTAACACTATCTGCTGCACCAGAAGTAAAAGAGCTTGGCGTAATATCAGCAAGCGTATTAGCTTGAGTTACAGCATATAACTTACTTTGTGTTCCTGCTGCTGTTTGTCTAACACCACTGTTATCAATCCAAGTTAAAATTTTTCTACAAATGCCAGTCATTGCCGATGTTCTTTCTCTCCATCCACCGACTGGCCTCATAGTATTTTCTGCCCACCTAACTAAACTAGATGAGTTCCAACGATTGGCATTTTGGTAATCGGTTCCTTGTTTAGAAACGCCAGGTGGAATTGTTAATGGTACTAGTGGCATGATATATACTCTCCAGTGTGGATCATCTCAGCTAATTCTTCTGCTCGATGACCAACTTGTGTAGCCCATCGAGAATCTAAAAACTCTTCTGAAGCATTGAAGTAATCTTGTTCTACCATAAAAGCTAATGCTTTTTTAAATTTCAATAAACGAGTTATGCCTAAATTAAAAACAATATCTATCATTGCATGTTGTCTCGCTGTATTTAGATCTTCAAACCAATCAAAATTATTTATTAATTCTTCCTTACATCTTTTGATGTCATTGACTAATAAAAAAACAATCTCTTCTTCAGATAAGCCAAGTCCTGACTCTGAGCAATTTCTACCAACACCTATTGTTTCGTAGCCATTTTTGCACAAATAAACTTTAGACCTTACACCTTCATGTCGCATTAACATTTTTGATAAATCTTCAAAATCTTTTAGATCACTCATTTATTTTTTCCAAATGATGTTACTGCCCATCTAATGCCCATTGAAGCACCAATAGCTCCTAAGAAAGCATAGGTGTACCAATCAGGAGCGTGTTGCTGAAGATGTTGCCATCCAATGGCAACATATTCTTGTGTTTGAGGTAAAAAAGAACCAATGAAAGGTAATAAAATAACAATTAAAGCAACTTCATCTTTCCACGAATATTGAGTTTGTCTTAAAGCTTCTAAGTCGTAGTCTGCTTCTATGTTTTGTTCATTTTCTAAACGCCTTATTTGAGCATCTACTTTAGCTTTTTGTAAATCTGATGTAAGTTTATTTTTTTGTGCTTTATTTTCTAAATATTGTTTACCAACACTTGAGACCGCATTAACAACACTTCCAAATATGTTCATCTACCAGTTATTCCCTTGATTGTTTCTGTCTCCCAAATTCTTATACCTGTCCAAAGAATTGTAAATAAAGCAGCTAATGGTGGGAGGATTCCCAATAGCGCACCAAAGGCTGTTGAGACACTAACAATGTCTAAAGCAATTTCTGTTTCATGTTCCATTTTTATTTGACTACCTCTATTTTAGATTTTGCATCAGTATTGACTGATGCAATAAGTTGATCGGTAAATAAGTTATATGCAGCCTGTCTTTGATCTGATTGCATTTTTAATGTATTAAGCTGTACTTCTAAATCTCTTACTTGAGCGAGTAAATATTTTTGCTCATCGTTAAACTCAGATTCTTTATACTCAGTTCCGTTAATATTAACTATGCTTTCTTTGTTAGCCATTATTATTCTCCTATTGTTTTAGTTTCTGAAGTTGGATTTACCTTTTCTGATATTTCATTATCTATTGTCTGCTTTAACTCATTAACTGTAGACTCTCCTAAAGCATCCTCTACCCATCCCTGAACGATTGTAGAATTAAGATCTGCAAAAGCTGTAAAATTTGATAAGTCTGAAGTATCTATTACTTGAGTTCCATAAACTGAAGATCTTTGTGCATTGCCATCAGAATCATTATTTGAATCGTCTGCTCCTATTATTCTCCAATGTATGTTATGTACTACATCATCTTTTCCTTCCTTAGTAGGGTAAACATCAACTCTTGAAACATCCCATGTATAATTTATAGCCACTATCTACTCCTCACATTTACATTTATTATTTTTTAAACTTTCTACTTCTTCGGCTAACTCTTGAACAGCCTTAGTTAAAACAGCAACTATTCCAGAAGTCTTAATTGATTTTGATCCTTCTTCACCACCTGCCAAAGTTGAATCAACTGCTTCTACCTCTTGTGCAATAAAACCTTTTGATGGCCTTTGATCTTCTTTCCAATCAAAAGAAACTGGATTTAATTTATTAACGACATCTAAACTAGAAGGTAGCTCTTTTATATTTTCTTTAAGAGCTATATCAGAAGTATCATTAAAATCACCATCAATTACTCCATTAGTGTTAATAAGCATCCTATTAGCAGATGCAACAACATCCCAGAAATATAAAGCTCCTCCACTTAAAGCTATTTGAAATTCTTTAGTATTATCAGTTTCCTTAAAAGAAAATAAAGGTTGAGTTCCAGCAATTTGTAAAACTCTCTCGGCACTTCCCCAATCAGTAGCGGAGGGAGTGCATCCTATTCCAACATCTCCATCAGCAGTAATACGCATCCTTTCAGCACTTCCATCTGCATCAACAAAGGCTAGTCCATCTGCTCCATTTAAAGTAGCTAAGAAAAATCTACCTGTTCCATTCTCTGCAAATTTTTGATAAGTGACTCCACTTGCAGCATCTAATGTTAAAGTATTACCTGCTCCTGTTACTGAAAGTGTTGTACCTACAGAAACAGTATCAGCGCTTGCATCAACTTTTAGTGCATTTGCATTATTATTTGACTCAACCCTGAAATCATAGATATATGACCCATCATTAACCGCTAATTCATCAGGGGTAAAAGTTAAAACATCAGACAATGAACCAGCTTTCATAATATCAAAACGCATTATTCCATCTTCTGTACCATCTGAAGCATCTGATATTTTAGTAAATAGTCGGCCATACACTACATCTTGTGAATTATCATTTCGCCCTTCAAATTCTATATTTCCTACCAAATCATCATCAGCAGGTGAACCAGAATTTCTATAAAGCCTTAAATTAGGGCCAAATGATGCATCTGCATCTGTAGATGTAAGTGTTAAATTATCCGAATTATCAGATGTGGTAATAGTTGCACCAGCAGAAGATGTAATAGCTCCAGCTACAGAAAGGGTTCCTGCCAAACTTAAATCTGTAAACGCATCATAAACAACCGCTCCAGATCCACCTCCATCTGTGGCTATTACTTTTACTTGACCTGCAAGGACAGCAACATTAGCTCCTGATCCTTGACTAAAAGTAAGCGTATAGGATGTTGCATTTTCAATAAACCAAACTTTACTAACAGTATTTGGAGCTAGAGTAACAGTACAAGCTTGACCTCCTCCTGTGCATTTTAAATACAGACTTCTGGCTTCATCGGCAGTTCCATCAGCCATTGTGATAGTATGTGTTGAAGCATCCGCTATGGCTTCTGAGCCATAGCTAAGAGCGCTCGAAATTTGATTTATGCTGGCTGAGAGTTTAGTTCCCCAGTCACCACTATTCTCACCAGTAGCTTGTTCTTCAATTCTAAGATCATTGTTATAACTTGATGGCATATTCTATTCCTCTATTAAGCTGCTTCTTTCCATGTTGTCGCAGCAGATTGTGATTCTGTCCATGTAGTATCAGCCTCTCCTTGTTCGTTCCAAGAAGTTGACACATTCGTTTCTTTACCCCATATAAAAGGGATACCAATGGAGCCTGTCATTGCTAAACCTTCTAATGTAATTGATGAGTTTCCAGTTGTTGTAACACTACCAAGCGAGCTAGTAGATGAAACGCCTGTTACTGAAATAATATTTGAAGTTGATATTACAACTGTTCCTAATGAACCAGTAATGCTGATTCCAGTAGGAGAAATAATGGCTCCTCCTATTGCTGTTACAGATCCAATGCTTCCACTTGATGCGTTACCAGTTACACTGGTATTTGCATCAGCAGAAATAGTTACGCTACCTAAAGCACTTGTACCAACATTACCAGTAGGAGATACAAGAGCTGTACCTGTAGCTGTAATACTTCCTAATCCGCCTGTGCCAACATTACCTGTTGCTGATACATCGGCATTTGCTGAAACGCTAACACTACCTAATGAAGTTGTGCCAGCTAATCCCGTTACAGAAACATTTGCTCCTGCACTGATTGTTACTGATCCTAAAGCTGAAGTAAGGCCAGTGATTGCTTGTTCAGCATCACCATAAGTTAACTCTCCAAAATATATATTAGATGAGTTCCAGCCTTGATATGCAACTTTGGTATCAGCCATTTTGTTAAGCTATCCTGATAATTGAATTTGAAGAATCGGCTGTGGGCATAGAAATTGAAAAACTTCCAGCCGTCGAAGTCTTATCTCCACCAAAATCTAAAATAGCTACTGCTGGATCACCAGAAGCACTATCATTAAAAATCATAGCTCCTCGTGCGGTTATCGTGGCTGTTGACCAAGAAGTATCTGCAAAATCCGTGAAGGCAGTAGTTCCGCTTGTTGTTGGATCAACTCTAGTGAGTGTATTTCCTTTTGCTGTATATCCAGTTCCAGAAACTTCATTGCTTGTAGTGTATGCTGTAGTAGCAGCTCCAAGACTTGCACTAGATGTATACAAAGCAATTTGAAAGGTGCTGCCACCTGAGTTTTTAAAATTGTGTACGCCTTCTAACAGTTCTTTTTTAAAGCTGGTACACATTGCTTGTGATATTG